ATCCAACCTGTTTCAAGCCATGCCTTGAACTGCGCCCACGCAAGCTTCACGCCCCCGAGGGCGATATCGAACGCGAGGCCCCAATTGCCGGCGACGATCGCGTCAAAGATGCCTCCGATGGTTGTGGAGGCGATTTGATACAGCCTTCCAAAGGCGCCGACGACGTCGGTCACCGCGTCCTGGCCCGACTTGCTGTACATCGTCCACAGGACGATGCCGGCCGTCAGCACGGCCGCTACGGCGACGACGCTGATCGCGATCACGCCAAGCGGCGTTGCAAGCGCGGCGAGTGCAAACGACGCGATACTTGCAACGCCGGAGAGAACACCGAGCACGACGTTGAGCGCCGAGGTACTTGCCGCAGCAAAGAGCGCCGCGAGCCCTTCGACCGTCAGTACGCCGGCGAGCCAGGTGTTCACCGCCGACGCTGCGGCGCTGACTGCCGTGAGGATCGTCATTACGCCCGAGACGATCGTACCAACCGCTCCGAAAGCCGATAGCACGCCCGAGGCGATCATGCCGGCGACGGAGACGGCCAGCAGGCCCGCGCCAAAGAGCCCAAGCACGACAAGGCCAACGGCTAGCAGCTTCACGAGGCCCGCGTTCTGCTTGACGAAGTCGATTGCGACTATGGCCCCTTCTTGCATGATCTTCACAAGATCAGTCAGAGGCCCTGCAAGTGCTGCCCCTATTTGAAACTTGAGCGCCTTCGCCTGGGCCATGAGCGTATCCCATGCGTCACCTAGAGCGTCGGCTGCAGCGACCTGATCATCCCCGACCACAATGCCGAGCCTTTCGGCCTCCGCGATAAACTCAGCCAGACCAGCGGAGCCGCCCTCCAACATTGGCAGTAGTTCGACGCCCGATTTGCCAAGAGCTTTCATCGCGAGCGCCGCTTTGAGCCCCGGGTCGTTCACCTTGGCGAGTCCGTCAGCGATCATGCCAAGGCGTTGCTCAGGGCTCGCTGCCATGAACGCGCCGGCCGAAACGCCCAGCGCCTTGAGCGTCGACGCGGCTTGCTGATTGCCGGATGCGACTGCACCGGTGAACTTGGCCATGCCCTTCATGCCGGCCTCGAGCGAACCGAGATCGACGCCGGTTTGTTTGGCCGCGAAGCCCAAGGCGGAAAGAGTCGACGCGGCGACGCCCGTTCGAGCGCTTGCGTCAGCGAGCTGCGATCCTTGCGAGACAAACTCGCCAACGGCATTGCCCATCGTGGCGAGGCCCGCGCCGGCAACGACCTGCATGCCCGCGCCGGCCGCAGCCAAACCAATCATGAACCGATTGAACTGCTCCTTTGCGGCTGCTAGCCCCGCGCTCATCTTGTCGCGCAACGACAGCTCGACGTACGCCTGGCCTGCCTTTACCCCGCTCGCTTCGCCTGCCATGTGAATTACCCCGAATGCAACACGCCGGTGAACGCTTCATCAAATTTGGCGATGCCCGCGTCGAACGCTGGACTCATCACGGGCCGCGCAGCCGTGTTGGCGGGCACTTGGTCCGGGCCGTACAGCTCGGCGTTGAGTCGATTGGCTCTCTCGACCATCGCGGCGTTGCGCAGCGGCGCGTACGTGACGAGCACCGATCCGATGCGAGTACTTGGGGCGATCTTGCTGGCTCGCGACTGCTTGCCACCGATTCGCACTTCACCGACTCCGCCGAGGTGGCGTTGCGTGCGGCGGATGTTCTTCACGAGTCCATGACTACCGAACTCGATCTGATGCGGCACGGGCGCCGACGCGCGGCGATTGGAGCCAAATGCAGCCATGCCGACGACGACAGAGTCGACGCCGTCCCACGCGTACCAAATGTTTCGCGGATAGACGACAGGATGATCTGCGTGCTGGAACACCGGCGAGCCCGGAGCCGAGCGAGGCCGATTGCGAACCTCCTCGAGCCATCGGTCGAACGCCTTGGTTCCCTTGGGCGGCCTCCGTGCCATGCCCTTGACCTTGATCGAATTGCGGGCGACGCGCCGAATGTACGCGCCCATGCGAGCAAGGCCGCGCCGCGCCTTTTCGTCCGCCATGTTCTGCACGAGCTGGCGATCGAAGAAGTATTCCTTCACCGAGGCGACGATGATCACGCGTCCTCCTGCAGCTCCGGGGGAATCGGTTGCCCGGTGCGCTCATAGTGCTTGCGCGCCTCGGCGCGGAACAACGCCTTCGACAGGCTTCGCTTGTTCGGCTCGGCCTCGGCCTTCTCGGCCTTGCGCAGCGGGTGAAAGTCGGTTGGCAGATAGGGCTGAGGCCGCTTCTCTCGATCGCGTTTGACCTCGGCGACGACCCACACGAGCATTGAGGTCCGATCCCAGTCGTGCAGCAGACGCTGGTGAGCCGTCGCGAGCAGCTCGCCGTAGCTCCAGGGCGCTGGATCGACGCCGAGTACTCCAGCGGCCGTGCGTATCAGCGACCAGCCGTCGACATCGCGGCGAACACCGACCGCTCCGCCTTGTCCATCGCCGCCTTGAGCGTCCGATCGAATTCGGGCGTCTGCGACTTCGTCGCCACTCGCGCCGCCGCGTCCGACTGCACCTGCATCACTTTGTCGAGCATCGCCCGCACGGCCACTCGCCGTACGGGCAGTGTGAAATTTACGATCGCCTCCATCATCGCGAGCATGGCGTTACCAAGCGCGTCGCCGTCGAGCCCTCGACCAAACGCGACCTCGTCGACGTTCTGCTCGGCGGCGGAGTCCTCGCACATCAGCCACAGCACTCGCACGAACAGGGCGTCGCTCGCCGAAAGCTGCCTCAGGGCCGTGTTCCGCTCCTCCAAGACGTCGACGAAATCGACCTTGCACTGATCGTTGATGTGGGCCGCGAGGCCGATCGTCAGCTTCAGCTCCCAGCGCCGCCCTTTGCAGTCGTCGAAGCAATGGGCCGGTCGCTCGGTCGTCATCGTCGTGGTCGTCATGATTTTGCGTGTCTCCCTGTTCGTGGTTGTTGCTGCGACGTGTCAGCGCTCGCTTACGCCGACGTCGTCGTGGTGGTACTCGTGCCGGTCCAATACTCCCGCGTGAACAGCGTCGAGTTGCCGTTGAACTTGATCGCGGGCTTGGCCTCGATATCGAGCGACGTCGCCGCTCCATTCGACTCGTCGCGCGGCCAGTTGATGTGGAACCAGTCTTTCGCCGACACGACGCCGCTGGTGTCGATCGTGTCGCCGTCCGTCCAGCCAAGCTCGATCGGATCGCCGGCGAGAGCTGCGGTGCGTAGCGCCTCGTAGTTCGCCTCGTTCTTGACTGCCAGCAACTTGAACGAGAGCGTGCCGTCGCGTTGGCCTGGCACGTGCCGCTTCATGCCGTCGAGACGCGCGGGCGCCTCGATCATCTCGGGCGAGTCGGCGATCTTGACGTCGCCGACGATCTTCAGCTCATGCCACTCGCCGGATCGCCGCATGTAGAGCTTGTTGACGTAGCCAGCACGAAGAACCGGAGTCGTCATAGTCGCACCTTGTTGCTCATGAAGTGAAGGACCAGCACGCGGCAAAACACGCCGTGCTGATCGAGTCGCTCGACGTGCAGCGTCGGCTCCTCGGTGATCTTGGTTAACGTCGCGTCCGCAAACTCGTAGCCCTCGAGCTGCTCGGCGATCTCATCGCTCAACGCCAGCTCGTCGTCGGACTCCTGCAGGCGATCGGTTTGACTGACTCGTTTTTGAATGCCGACGACGATCATCGGCTGTCGGGTCCACACGCCGCGTGCTGGCCTGTCACGGACCAATTGCCTTGCCATGACCTCGACGCGACGCGTTGCGAGGTCCTCCAATCGGTTCGTCGGCAAGTCGACGGGAACCGCCGTTACTGCTTCCGTGTAGGTGCCGGCGTTGATCGCCGCCACCACCGCGTTACGCATGTCAGTGACTAGCGCCGCCATCAGGTGACTCGCTTCGTGTGAATCCGCCAGGCGACTCCGTGGTTGTCCGAGTCGCGGAAACCTCGTTGATCGGCCGTCGGGCAGACCTCCCACACCGTGCCGTCGGCTCGCGTGATGCGATCTCCGATGCGCGGCTCCCCGAGAGTCAGCGCCGTCCGCTTGAGGATCCAGTCGCGATGCCGCACGGCCAGCAGGTTGCCGGCCTGGTCGAGCATCGTTTCGTGAGATGTTCCGCAGACCGCCGTGATGGTCGACGCCGAACCGCCGCGAGCGTACGTGACCAACTCACCCGCCTCGTCGGCAAGCGCGTCGGCTAGTTCTGCGGCGGCCTCGGCGAAGATGCTCATGGCTGTCCAATCGCTCCCAGTTGCCGTGGCGGATTACTGCTCGGCGGTTCGCACGCGCAGTTTGTCGACCGCGATCTTGTACGTGTCGGTGCTCGACGTTTTTTCCACGTGGGCCAGGAGGAGCCACGTGTTCGTCGCGGAAGACAGGACAAACGTGCTATCCGGCAGGACACGAGCGCCGTTGACGTAGAACTTGACGCTCGTAAGGTCTCGGCAGTCGATCCAGAACTCGACGCGGCTCGCCAGCGCCGAGCCCTCCGTGTACGTGAGCGTCGTGTCCGTCGCAGCAACCTCGTGCGTGCCGTCGTCACACTCCGCCTTAATAGCGTTCGCGTTTCCGTCAAGATGAATGAATGCGCTTTCGGCGATCGAATCCGCGTCGCTCGCGTGCGTTGCGCTCGCCAGACCGAGCGACACGTCGGTGGCCGAACCGCTGCCATCCGACAAGACTCGGAACGCCCCCTCGACAATGGCATTGCTCGACGGGGCGAATCCCAGCACGCTCGCCCAGTCGACTTTCTGCGCTTCGTTTGTACCAGTCAGCTCCAACACGGTTGCACCGCCGAGTCGCACCGGATAGCCAAATCCTCCAGCGGCTGCCGTGCCAACCAAGACGGAGTTACCGGCGCTCGCCTGGATGTCGACCTTGTACGAGCCGCGTTTGTTGATGTTCACGTACACGTACGTGTCGTCGGCTGCGGCGTCAGCAACGGCGACACCCAGGAAGAAATCACGATCGCCGCCATCGGCGTACGTCGCGGTGTCGGCCGAGTGATCCCAGTACACGTCACCTCCGTTGAGGATGACGATGCCGGCTGTCTTGAGCACCTTGAAGATGCCCTCGACTTGCGGAGCCGCCGCGGCGCCGCTCGCCTTGGTGATCGGATAGACGCACGCGCGACCGTCCGCCATCTGGGACACCTCGCCAGCGGTCTTGGCTTCCGCCAGCGTGATGCTGCTCGCGTCGTCGCACTTCCAAAGGGAAGCTTCCATGTTTCGTTCTCGCTATTGCTGTTGCTGTTGAGTGACTCAGTGACAACCAGACCGAAGGACGAGCGACGCTTACGCCTCGCCCTTCATCTTCACGCCGGCTCGGTAGCTCTGCTTCGACACGCCAAAGTCGAAGATGCCTCGCATCTGCACGCCCAGCGTGTCGAAGTCCGCCTCGGCGCTTTCGACGGTGGGCGACTCGACGCCGTTCAGAAACGCGACCTCGATCACCGCGAGATCCTGGGGATCGGCGAGCAAGTACCAAGCCGCCGTCGAGTATCCGGTGATCGTCGCGTCGCTGAGGTAACTCGAGCGCACCGAGGTGAACTTGCCGGCGTGCGGGTTTCCGGTGGGATACTTCGTCGACGCCGTGGTGTCGCGGATCTCGGTGTCACGCGACAGCGACGACGCCTTGACGTTGAGCGCGTTCGGTACCAGGAGCACCTTGGGCATGATGCCCAGCGGCTCCGACGACGGGTCCTTCTGGTTGAGGAACAGCAACTCGGCCGCCGTCAGAGCGTCGATCGACAAGGCCGTGGGCGCGCCGCTGCTGTAGTTTCCTCGGCCCGACGTGAAGAACGTGGCGTTGTCCAAGAAGGCAGCCCAGAACACCTTGTTCACCTTGAGAGCCGCCCCTCGCCCGATCTGCTGCGGCACGGCAGTCAACGCGCCCAGGTCGTCGTTGATGATGTGCTCGCGCGTGATCGACAGCAGCTTGGCGTACGTCTTCGCCTGGTTCGTCATGTTCTCGTCGGAGAGCGTGCCGTGGGCGATCTTCCCTTCGGCTTCGACCTCTTCGAAGATCGCATTGGCGATGAGCCGGTAGCTCGTGACCTGCTTGAAGTCATTGACGGGGCGAACCGCCGAGATCTGTCGCCAGGTGCTTTCGACCGCCGTGTATCCGGCCAACAAGAACTTGTTCGCGACGTTCGACAAAATCCCGCTGATGTCGGCCGTCGAAAACGCGGCCCGCAAAACGTCGCGCTCGACGCCTCGCGTCGTGACTCCGCTGAAGCCGTTGCGCCAGGCGGCTCGCAGCAACACTTCCTGCAGGCTGATGCCTCGCCGGAACTGCGTGTGGGCCGCCTGGAGTTGCTGGTCGCTGAAGGTGCGTTCCAGTCCCGGCAATCGCCCGTGGGCGCACACAGCCGCAGCCATGACGTCGGCGCTCACATCGTTGTTCGCGATGTGGATGCCGAACGACGTCGGCCGCGACGCTCGCATCAGCATCAGCTCCGTCTTGTCCGCGCTCCAGTTCGATCCGGCCGCTTCGGCTCGGATGGCTGTGAGGCGGCCGGCATCGACGCGATCAGCGTACTGGGCGAACAACGAGTCACGCGCCGCGTTGCCTCGCTCCGTCTCGAGAGACGCTCGGAGGTTCGCGATTTCCGTTCGCAGCTCGTGCAGACCAGCGGCGTAGTTTGCATCGACGCGGTTTGTCGGCGTTCCGCCCGTGTCGGTACCGGCCGGCTTCTGCTCGCCTTCCGTTTCGCGCTTCCACGCGGCTTCCAAAAACGATCGCTGCGCGTCGTCGAGCGTCAGTGTGCCAAACCCCTTCGCCTTGAGCCAATCCAGGAACGTCATGCCATTGCCCTTTGCTGCAAGAGTCGCGGCGACGGCCGCAGACGTGTTGCCGTCCGCCCCGATCGCCACGAAGGAAACTTCACGAAGCACGCCCGCTCGGACGATGTAGGCGGGCCCGTCGATCGCGCGTCCGTTGACGTTGGCGCGATCACCGACCTCGACTCGCTCGACCTTGGTCGGAAACACCCCGACAGACATTTGCCACGGGTAACCGTGCGCACTCAGCGCCGCGACCTCCTGAGCCGCTTGCCCGACTCCGGACACCACGCCACTGACCTTGATTCGTTGCGCTGTGATCTCCACCGCTTGGTGGCCGACGATCTGCGTCGGGTCGTGATCTTTCAAAGCCGGGATCTGGTCGCCGCTGGCCTTCAGGCCGCTCAGGTCGATCGCGACCGGCAGCGAGTAATTGGCCAGCATCGCGCCGCCCGTGTACGCCACTCCGCTGAACTTCTTCAGCTTCGGTTTGCCGTCGCCATCGGCCGCCTCGACGTACGAGTACTCGCAAGAATCGACGCCAGCTCCACGAAGCATTTCGGTCGGAGCCGAGGCTTGCAGCGGCGCCCATTCACCTTGCAACACGACCGCCGTTCGCGGCTCGATCTCGATCGTCTTACGCACTGGTCGATTCCTCCATCGTGGTGATCAGTTGCCGCAGCGACGCGGCCACTCCGCCAGGCGTGCCGCTCGGCGAGAGCAACTTCTTTCGCAGCTCGACGCGGTACTCGTCGAAGGTCATGCCCAGGCACTCCGCCTGCTTGGCCATCTCGTCTTGCCAGTCCTTGCCCTGGCCGGCGAAGTAGGTCGGTATCGACAGCAGGCCCGACTCCAACAGCGTGACCGCGGCGTTGGCTTCCTTGAGAGGGTCCACGTGCTCGAAAGGAGTCCAGTGCCACTCGTGCGAGAGCGATGCGAGCGGCGGTAGTCCTTCGAGCAGGTTCGGTACCAGCAGGGCTTCGTCGAGCCAGGCGGCGAAGATCCGATTGAGCGCGACGCATTGCAGCGCGTCGCGATCGATGTCGACTGCTCGGCGCCAAGTCTGATGATCGAGGCGACCAGACGCGTAGCTCGAATCGGAGCTGTCGCCGGCGGCCACGTTAAAGGGCATGTCCAAGCACCTGGCAATTTCTCTGATGACTGCCCGCGTGAACGTGTCGTAGGTCGTGGTCGGCTGCTCGGCCTTGAGCTG